GCCGCGTATTCGCGGCCCTGATGCGCCACATGTGGGCGTGGTGGCGCGGTGAGGCTGCCGACGCGGAGACGGGGATGTCGCACCTCTGGCACGCGGCCTGCTGCATCGCCTTCCTGATCGCCTACGAGGCGCGCGACACAGGCGTGGACGACAGGCCAACAAAATCACCATAATGTGTTGACACCCCGTAAGGTACTCTGTAAAAGTACCTTACGGGGGCACGTCGCTCCCATAAACTCAAATTGGGAGACTGACATGACCACCGTAGAAACCGCACTAAACGACCTCTCGCCCGCCAGCGCATCGCTTTTGTATGATCTGATCAAGGACGCCCCAAACTGGAATGGCCAGCCGCTGATCGACATCACCAAAGCGCAGCGCGGCAACCTTACAGACCTGAAGCGCCGTGGCATCCTCAATACCGTCACTGACGAAGGCTGCCAGTTTGCGATTTTTACCGCCACGGGCGTTGCGATTGCAGCCAAGGTAAACGTGAAAATAGACGAAACTGTTTGATGAAACCAATGGGGGCTGCGGCCCCCACCAACCCAAACTGGGAGACTGATATGACTGACTTTACCACTGCCCTAGACGCCAACATCCTGCGCGCTGCGCTGATCTGCACAAGCACCGAAGAAACGCGGTATTATTTGCAGGGCGTCAGCATCGAGCCGAACCCGCGCGATCTGCGCGTCGTCAGCACCGACGGCCACAGGCTGTTTTGCGCGCGCATTGATGTCGTTGTTGATGTTGATGTCGACAAGTTCCTGATCCCCAAAGACGCGCTGGCGCGCGCGCTGAAGGGGTATAAGCACACACACCTATACATATCACGCGAAGGCAATCTGTGGCGCGCTGGCGACGTTGTTTTCACGCCCATTGATGGTGTTTTCCCTGAGAGCTGGTCGCGCGTCATCCCGCAAGACCCGCCAGCAACTTCGACCGCCGCGCACTTTAATCCTGCGTATTTGGTCGATATGAAGAAGATCGCAGAGGCGTTGTGCGGAAAAGGTTCGGTTGCATCCGTTTACCAAGACGGGCTGAACCCAGCACTGGTAACATTTGGCGCGCGCGAAGATTGCTTGGCGGTGGTCATGCCGCACCGCAATGACAATCTGCTAGAGCCGCAAGCGCGGCGCTCGCTCGTCCATTCCCTGATCACCATTCCAACCACCGCATAAGGAAACCCGCCATGCTAAACAATGCGCGCATAAAAAACATCATCGGCGACATTCTGGGGGTCATTACCCTGTTCGCCATCCCCTGCCTCGTGCTGCTGGTCAGCCACGGATTGGGGGCGTAACGTGAAACACCTTGAATATAGACTGCACGAGCTGGACGACGGCAGCGCGGCGAATGCGCTGTGGGATGACCTCGGCGACGCGCACCCAGACCTGCGCGCCTTGTTTACCAATATCAGGGCGCGCCTGTCGTTTGCCTTTGCCGACGTGGACGAGCTGCACAGCAGGATTGACAGCATGGGCAGCGAGATCGACGCGCGCGACCACGAAATCGCGCGCCTGAGCGACGACTTGGAATACCAGCGCGACCGCACACGGCGGCTGGAAATAGAGCTGCACGACGCGACGCGCGAGCCGCAGGCGTATAAAACAAAAATGGGGGGGCACACCATGACCAAAGAAATACAACAGGTCGCAGAGGACATCACCCTGCGCGCGACGCTGCGGCGCATCAAGCGCAAGGCCGACATCACGGTGATGGACGCGCCGCGCCACACGCTGGCGCACCAGAACGCCACAGAGCTGCAGCTATTGGCGAGCATCGCCCTGCGCTGCATTGAGGGTGAGAAATGACTGATGAAGAATTGATCAGCACACTGTGGAGTGGTGAGGTTACGCTTTCAACAGTGGCAGCCGCCGCCGACCGCATCAAGGCGCTGTCAGGTGACCTTAAATCCGTATTGGCCCGTGAGGCGGCGACCCAAGAACGTCACGACCTCAAAATGGAAGCCCTAGAGGCCAAGCTGGCCAAGGCTGTGGATGTTATTAAGCACCTAATCAATATTGCACCAGAAGGTGATCAGGATGAGTGGCATATTGCTTTAGATGACGCCGCTGAGACGCTGGCCAAAATAAAAGGATAAACAAAATGAGCATTCCCACATGGACAATCATGGCCCTCTCGCTAGGCGGGCCGTTTGAGGGCCAGCCGCCGCTGGCGGGCCTGATGTTCCCGTCTTATGCCGCGTGCAGCGCCCAGATCAACACGCTGCGCGACGTATTCGAGGCGCAGGGGCTGGACGTGCAGGGCGTCCACTGCCAAACCACAGGCGCGCCCAGCGCCTCGCCGTTCCCGAAGGCGAGGCCGCAATGATAAAGGCAAAATACCAGCTTGTGGCCAAGATGCTGTGCGATGGGTACAGCCGCAGGGTCATCGCGCAGCGCCTCGATATGAGCATTGCGAACGTCAACAACTGCATCAGGTACGCCCGCTCGATTAACGTGGCGGCGCGGTTTGACAGGGAGCGCATCCTGCTGGCCAGCGCGCCGCCGCACATCGAAAAGTGGCTGCGCGCGCAGGCCCCAGAGGGGGCCACGGCGGGGGACGTGATCCTTGCCATTCTGAATGATGCATACAGTGAGGACATGGAAAAATGCGAGTGAACAAACAGAAGATGCCCGACGGCAAGGCAGCCAGCGACACGCCCAGCAGGTACGTGATCAGGGACGCAATCAGCTCCCCGCGCAGGACGGTCAACGTGCCCGTGCTGTCCACGCATACGCTGGAATTTCGCACCATGCCCGTCACGCTGGCGCGCGCGCCGTGGGAGCAGGAAAATGGCTGAAATCGTCACCCCGCTGGCCGAGAGGGTCTTAAAAAACGGCGAAAGCAAATTTACTTTCGGGCCTGACCACACCGTCGCGGACATCTGCCGACACCTGCACGGCGAGGACTGCGCCGTGGACGCAATCTATATCCTGCGCGAGCTGCTGGGGCTTAAGGACGCCCCAGCGGCCAGCGTCATCCCGCTGGTATGGGAGCGGATGGTGGATAACGTAGGCCATCCGACAGACCTTCACCGCGCGTGGTGTCCGCTGTTTGAACATCACTTCTGGGCGGAGAGCGCGGACAAGATACCGAAAATCGAGGCGCGCCGCGCGGCGCGCATTATGAAAGTCATACAGGGAGCGCCAAATGAGTAACGAACACAAATCATACAGCCCCGTGGCGCAGCAATTGCGCGGCATGGGCCTGATACCCCTGCCGCGCTGGTGGGTCACGCCGACAGAGGCGGACATCATTTCGCGCATCGCCAAACACCACCTGCCGACGGTGATGTCGATCAAGGAAAAGATACGGATGGAGCAGGAAATGGAGCGGTACGAGGACAGCAACCACGACTGGCACAGCTATCGCCCCGATTAAAGAGACGCCCGCCTTGCGCGGGCGTTTTGCTATTAGGCGCGCTGCGCGGCCAGTGCCGCGATGTGCGCGTCGATCTTGGTGATGGCCGATGCCTTGATGATGGTCTTGGTCAGCTCGTTGGGCTGCAGCTTGATGTTGTTTTCTGGCTTGTAGTAGCGGTGGTTTGGTACGTTTGCCTCGTCAGCCATCTTAAAACCCCTTCACGCGCAGACGTGCAAAATCGCCGTCCAGCAGTTTCTTTTTGATGTACAGGCCAAACTCCTGCGTGCCGATGGCCGCGCCGCACTCAGCAGACCACTGCTCGGCCACGACGAATGGGATGCGGCCCGCGAGGCGAAACTTGGCGTCGCCGTGGGCGCTGGGCGCGAAGCTGGCCAGATCAGCGTTGCCGTCCAGCAGGCTCTGCACGTCCTGCGACCGCTGGATGATCAGCTTGCCATCCTGCTCGACCATGCGCTCCTTGACATCGTAAAAGCTCACAGCGCGCCCCCTGCGCGGACGCGACGGCCCACTGGCGCAGCGGCTGGCGCTGCTGGCTCGTCTGCGGGCTTGGCGTCCTCGACGGCCCGCGCAAAGCCCTGCGCGATCAGTGACGCGCCCTTTTCATCGCTCACGTCCAGCAACGCGCCGCGCTGGCGGTCTGGCTGCGGTAGGCGGTCGGTGGTGATGCAAATACGCATGGATAAATCCCCCTGATTGGTGTGGACGCCCCCGTAAGGGCGTCCCTTGGCCGCTTAACGCGCGCCTTTACTATCGGCTGCCTTACAGCGCGCCGTTGATGTCGGCAATGATGCCGTGTGCCTTTTCGCTGTCTACCTGCAAGCCGTATTCTGCCGAAATCAGGCGACGGGTCGAGTGGCCCGTCTTGGCCAGAGGCTCTTGCTTCACATTCGCCAAGAATGCCAAGCGAGCGAACGACGGGTCAAGCACGAACACGTCGCGCGCGGCGATGGTTTCGCTGTTCGAGGTGCGCGTTTCCAAGAAACGTGTCGGTACGATTTGCAGCGTGCCGAAATCGGACACGTACACGTCAATGGCCGCAACCAGCTTTTTGCTGTCGGTCATGTCTTGGTACTTGGTCGCCGAACCAGTGAAGGTAGAGCTGATCTTCTGCTTTACGGCAGAGCCGCACAGCACGATGGAAGGCTCTGCGCCCGCATCCCAGCACTTGGCGATAACCGACTTCAGCATATCCTCAGTCAGCGCGCGCACCGAGCCGTCGGTGGCGGCAGCGTTTGGATAGCCCGCAGTCGTGCCCGACAGGGTGGGGTTTGCGCCGTCCACAGTGCCAGTGGAGCGGTCGACGTTGGTGCGCAGGAATGCAGGCAAACCTGCGGTGATGCGCGCCTCGTCCGCGCCGCCAGCGTCGGCGGCGATGTTAGACAGCAGCATGACTTCCATGTCGCGCTTCAGCTCTTTCAGCTTGAATGCGATCTGCTTGGCCACGGTCTGGATGTCGCCCGCGCCGTTTACTGCATCGGCAGTGGACGACACTTCGACCACTTTGTCCGAAATCTGGGTATAGTTGCCCAGACGCTTGCCATTGGTGGGCGCGTCGTTATCGGGGCCAGCCTCGCCTTCCTTGACACGGTTGGTCTTGGATGGGGAAGCCAGATCAACTTCAGTCCATTCAAAGTAGGTATTGGACGCGGTCTTGCGGCCAATGGCCGATTGGAAAGGCGTTTCCATCGGCGAAATAGAGATAAACGCATCCTGCAAATCTTCGCGGATGGTCGTTACGTCGTAGGTCTTTTCGGTATTAGAATTGACAGCCATGTCAGGCTCCTATGATTAAGAGAGAAGATAACGGGTCACGTCATCGACGCTGCCCGTGCGTCGCATTTGGGTTTTCGCCTTCTCAGATTGCACACGCTTGCCGCCCTGTACGCTTGTTCGCGCGCCCGCCTTGATGGTGGGCGTGCGCGGTGCAGCGTTGGCCTCTTTGGGCGCTGCGGCCTTGCCCGACATCAGCCGCCGATATTGGGCGGCGTCGTGCAGCACCAGCAGGGCGCGGTGGTCAGTGACCGCCCGCAATTCCTCTGGCGCGTAGCCGTAGTACCCTGACCCCGCATTGATCAGTTCCTGCTTCACCCGCGCCGCCGTTTCTGGCTTTGCGAATGCAGGAATGACCCGCGTTAGCTGCTGGTGCTGCTCTGCCAGATACGCGCGCTGGGCGGCGCTCTGGGCCTCGGCAGCCTTGGCTTCCATGTCCTGCCGAACCGCTTGGGTCTGCTGGAATGTCACCACGGCCTTGTCGTATTTCAGACGCTGCTCCAAGTAAGCAATAGGGTCGCGTGCCAGCAGTTCATCTGCGGGCGGTACAGGCGGACGCAGATCAATCTGGTTCGTTTGTGCCGCTTGGATAAACTGCGCAATCTGTTGGCGTTCAGTCTGAAGGGCCTGATAGACGACGGCAGTCTCTTTACGAGCCTCTGCCACGTCACGCATACCCTTCTGGATGTAGGACTGCCCCGAATACCCACGGATTAGCTCGGCGAGAGGCACTTGCTGGGTGCGCCCATCCACGTTCACCGTGAACAGTTGGCCAGCCGTGTCGTCATCGCTCGCGTCCGCGTCGCCTTCGTCGTCAGAACCTCGGTCGTCTTGGTCGTCAGGGGCGTCGCCGTCATCGGCTTCGCCCTGTTCGTCGCCCTCGCTCTGGTCTTGCGCGTCGTCCTGTGTGGACTGCTCCAGCTCGTCATCAGGCTCGTCATTGGTATTCGGCGTCGGGCCCTCTACAAGGCTCGCCGCCACGGCATCAATGCTTCCGTCCATCGCAGTCGTGTCAGACACGGTGCTGCCCCTTTCCTATTTGCCGATCCAAGAGCTTGCCCGTGACGATCACGTTTTCAAGCTCCTCTTTCAGCATTCGCAGCGCCCGAACCATTCGGTGCGCTTCTGCGAGTTGTTCAGGGCTGCACACATCGCTCGTAAACACCCCGATCTGTGCAGAATGTAACACATCGAACGCCTCTTTGAAAAGGGGGTCGTTAATTAGTGCCTTGGCTCGCTCGGCGCGCTGCTTGGTATCCATCACATCCCCCCGTTATCTTGCGGCATTGGCGTACCCTCTGGGGGCGCGGCGGGCGCTCCCATCGGCATTGCGGCCTGCGTCGCGGCCTGCTCGGCCTTGATGCGGGCCGTATCGACGGCAATGCCGTACTTGCCCGCGATCTGGGCCATCGCCAGCTCCATGTCCTGCGCCATGCGGTCGCGCTCGCGGTCATCGGCGAGCTGCGCTTTGTATAGGTCAAGTTGCAGGCGCGCGCTGTCCGACATCGTCTTGGCCTGCGCCTTGATCGTCTCAGCCTGCACCAGCGCCTGCGATGGATCGCCCTGCTGTGGCGCGCCCTGTGGCGCGGCCTGCTGCGGCTGTGGTGGCTGCGGCGGCATAAAGTATCGGTCTGAATTGGTGACGCCGTTCAGCGCCAGCAAATCGCCCAGCGTGCTGCGCATCTGCGCAAGGCCCGCGAGCGGGTTGTCTGGCCCGAACGTCTGGATGGCCTGCAACTGTAATTGCAGCACTTGGCCCAGCATCCCCGCCTTCTGCTCTTGGTTGGCCGTGCCCAGCCCGACGTTAATTTCGGCGTCCAACTCGCTATCCCAGACGCGCGGGTCAAGCGCGACATAAGAACCGTTAATGCGCAGCATTTCGGCGCGCGTGGAATGCTGCGACATCAGTTTTAGGATTTGCATGAATAGGCGGCGCATCCCCGTATAGGCGAGATTGGCCACCATCACCTCTACCTGCCCAGCGCCCGCGCTGATGGTTGCGGTGACTGCCGCCTTGGTGGATGATTGCAGCGCGTCGGGGTCGAGGCCCATGCTCGCCCGCGTCACGCCCGTCTTCACCTCGACCATGTTATCAAGGTATTGCAGCGCGGGCAGCGTTTGGCCCGCGACAAACGGCACTGTCAGCTCTCGGATCATGCCCGCCTGCGAGACGCGCACCACCGCGCCAATTTCGTTGTTCAACAGGTCGTCAATCTCAACCATGCCCTTTACTGCTTCAAGGCGCGGGTTGTTGGTCATGTTTACGTTGTCTAGAATACCACGAATGACTGACGTGGCCGCATCCTGATCTTGTTCGACAATCTCCACCAAGCTGCGCCCAAAGAACGTGTGCGGCTCTGGATCGACGTGCCAGCTCGCAAATGGGTGGTCATCGACAGGCTCGAAGGCCAGCAGGCGGTGAGTTGACCCGCCCATGATAAACTTGTGCAGCAGCGGCACGCCCGTGCCGTCCACATCGACGCGCATGTACGCTTCGGTGATGGTCACCAGCTTCATGGTGGGGTCTGCGCTGTTCTCGCTCTCGTCGCGGTTTATCGAATAGCCGCGCCGCTCCTCGTCCTCTTGGTCGCGCGTGTCCACCGTTTTGGCGCTGTCCAAGTCCAGCACCTCGTCCTCGTCAATACCCATCGCAATGATGTCTGCCGCGCGCATTTCAGTGCGGTGGCCGATAACGTAGAAATCCTGATCAGATCGCGCATTGCGGTCGATGAAAAAGTCTTCGGGCGGGACGGTATCGATCACCAGCTTGCCGCGCGGGGTGCGCCGCAGGATGCGCAGATCATAGAGCTGCGGCAGGGGG